TTAACCGTTAAAGAAATAAGTTTTTCAGGAATTGCAGACGCAACTATTTTACCTAAATTAGTCAAAAATATTACACAAGATGCAAGTGGTGCTTTTTCTATACCTGCATCTTACGATCCAGAGGAAAGAAAAGTAGGAGATACTACCTTAGAGGACGGTAGCACTACAATACCTGCAGATACTGGTACATTTAGCGTATTATTAAATGTTCCTTCATCTAGCAACTCTATGTTGTTTACTGGTTGCGTTTTAACATCTCTAACATTAAATGGAGATATTGCAGAAGAGTCAGGAAGAATTAAAATGTCTGGAACTTTTAAAACAGGTATGAAACCGAGTTTTACAAGTGATTTAAATCCTACAAGTACAGCTCACTTTAATACAAACTATTTTACAACAGATTATGGAGATGACGCAGACACAAATGCAGTAACAAAAATTGCAGGTATTGATGATCCTATTATGAAATCATTTAGTTGTACTATTGAAAACGATGCTCAATTTATGGGATTTAATGCAGCAGGTAGTTTTCAAATTATTGCAAGAGCTTTACCAGAAGCATCTGTAACATTTGATTCTGTTATTAAGTATGACGCAGATACAGACGGATTAGTCGCTACCTTTGAAGGGCAAGACGGATCATCAACTGTTGCTAATACTTTAACTGCAAAAGATAGTGTTACTAGAAATATAGATTTTTCAATACCGAAAGCAATTATAACAGATGTATCTTTTTCAGAAGAAGAAGCTATGTTCTTGTCAGTAAGTACAAGAGGTGTAGCAGGTACTTCTGGAGATTTGGTTGCTATCACTATAGAATAAACAAATAAAGGATAATCAATGTCTAAAAAAATAACACTCAAGAGTGGTGTAAAAGCTACCCTTGTGGAAATGTCTGTGGACGCTTTTGATAAATGTATGGATTCTATACAATTCGAAGAAATAGATGGACAGCAGGTAATTAAAAATCAATTTGGATTAAGCACACTATGGATCAGAAACGGCGTAGAAGGTGCAGATGATAAGTTTATAAAATCTTTGTCAATAAACGACAGAGTAGAATTACAACTAGCTATTCAGGAATATAATAGCTTGGGGGAATAGAATCCCTCTCACTTGAGTTAAATATATTGATAGATGATTGGTGTGAGGGTTGTAAATATTCTACCTTTCCATATAAAGCTAAGTTACCTCTTAAAAAGAATAACAGCATTCACACCTTTACATCTATGGACGATGTATGGTATGTTATTAAATTATTAAAAGAAGAATTAAAAGAACATAACGAAACATCAGAAAAAAAGTTTGAACTACATCAAACAATCAAATCACACTTACCATTTTTTGCTTGTCCTAATAATTTTATAAGCAAAGAATATCAACGAGATATACAACGATATACCTATTGTAAAAAAATGAAAGTACCACCATACGAAGGATCTTACGGAAATCAACCAAAAAAGTGGATTGATAAGTGCAATGTTATAGAAAAAATGTTAAATTATATACAATCAAAACATTACAACAATATGAAAAATGGCTAAACAGTTTGAAATACAATTAAAATTTACTACTGGAGGTTCTGCTCAAGCACTAATGCAAAAGCTAGATAATCTAGCAAAAGCACAAAATAAATTAGCTAAAGTACAAAGAACTCTTAACACTCAAAGTAAAGCTGCGATTCGAACTCATGTACAATTAATACAATCTCAAGAAAAACATAGATTAGCTGTATTTAAATCACAAAAGCAAATAGGTAAATTAAATCAACAGATAGCTAAACTTCGCCTTGAAAATAAGATGTTGGCAGCACGATTGAAAAAAACATCAGCAGGTTTAGGAAGAATGAGATTAGCTACTGCAGGATTAACAAGAATGGTTGGTGTCTTAAGAAATCAAATTCTATTGTTTACTTTTGCATTCGGTACATTTATTGCAGGATTTAAATCCTCTATAGATATTTCTATGCAATTTGAAGCAGTAAAAGTAAGATTAAATTCTATGTTTGGTTCTGTAGAAAGAGGAGAACAGGCATTTCGTAAGTTTAATCAAATAGCTGCTACTACTCCATTTACATTGACTGATGTTGTTGAGGCAGGTGCTGCATTAAAAGCATTTGGTACGAACGCAGAAGAAATGATAAAACCTACTTCTGACTTAGCAGCATTTATGGGTGTTACTGCTACTGAAGCAGCACAGGCACTTGGTAGAGCATTTGCAGGTGGTGCAGGTGCAGCAGACATACTTCGTGAAAGAGGTATTTTACAACTTATTCGTGATACTAAAGGTATTGAAGATTTATCTAAATTAACATTACCAGAATTTAGACAAGCATTACAAGATACATTAATTGATCCTTCTGTTGGTATTGCAGGTGCAACTGATAGACTTTCTAAAACTATGACTGGTTTAGTTTCTAATATGGCAGACGCTTTTACAAGAATGAAGGCAGCTATTGGAGATTTCTTTGATTTTAAAGGTGTTGTTGAAACGCTTACTGGTGCTTTTGAAACTCTTGGAGAAAGAGTTCAACAAGCTAATGAAACAGCTTTTGAAACAAGTATTCGCCATTTACAACAAATGAACATAGATACTACAAAACTTGAACTCACTCAAGCAAAACTTATAAAAACTCGCATGGAAGAAAATAATGTAATGAAAGATGTGGGTGTAGCAGAAACAGAACTACAAAGAAGAATGGATATAAGAATAGCTGCTACTCAAGGACTAGCTGCTTTGCAAGAAAATTTAATTAAAAATGGTACAAGCGAAGAAGCAATAAGAAAAAGAATTGCAGAAATTGATAAAGATATAATTAGTGCAGGTAGAGGACAAGATAAAGAGCAAATCAAATCATTGCAAAACGAAAGAAAAAGTCTTATAAATACTCAAGATGCTCTGGATAGAGGAAGAATAGCAGTAGCATTTACCGAAAAACAAGTAGAGCTTGGTTTAATCACTTTAGAACAAGCAACAGAATATCAAGCTGCAGTTGCAAAGGTAGCAGGATTAGAAGAAAAAATTGCTAATTCCAAAAAAACACAAACAGAAGAAGGGAAAAAAATAATAAAACTTGCTGAAGATCAATTAAAAATAATGGCTGATGCAGATAAGTTAAGACTAGAAACAAGAGAACAGTTATTTAGTGAGCATTTTAATAAAGTTTTATCAGTAGCACAAAGAAGTATAGAGCAACAAAAACAAGCAGAAATTTCTGCCTTAAGAGATACTGACAAGTTTAGAAGAGCAAGTGCAGAAGAACGACAAGATATGGAAAAAGATGCTCTTAAAAATTTACAAAATCAACAAAATACAATTTTTAAAATTAATCAAGCAAATGAAATAATTAAAGTAATCTTAAGTTCTATGGCTACTGCAAGTAAACTAAAAGATATGGCTGAAGAGTTAAAAGGTGTAGCTACAGCAGCTTTTGCAGTTAATAATGTAGCTGCAGGTAAAAAAGCACTAGCAGGAGCAGCAGCATTGAGAGTTCAGCGTGGACTAGTTATTGCATCTGGTGCAGCACAAGCAGGATTATTAGCAGGACAACAACCTCCACAATTTGCTCGTGGTGGATCTTTTATTACAGACGGACAACAAAGCATTACGGTAGGAGATAATCCTGGTGGAAGAGAACGAGTAGATATTACACCATTGTCTACTCCAGATTTTGGAGATGCAGGTGGTAGTAGTTCTATTAATGTAAATATAATGGGTAATGTTATTGGCACACAAGAATTTGTCAGAGATAACTTATTACCTGAAATAGAAAATACTATCAAAAGAAATCTAGCATAATGGCTTTATCTGGAAATACTAATTATAATACTGTTTTAAGTAATTTTTCTACAACAACTGGATTGAAAGAAGAATACTTATTTGAATTTAGAAATCAAAATTATCCTGCTCCAACTGATCCTCAACCTGCAGACACTTCCAACTTTATTATTAGATTAGCAACTGCAGATGTACCACACTCAAGTATTAGCGATATGAAATATCATGGATTTATTACTAACATACCTTCTATTAGAGAGTCAATAGACTTAGAAAAGTCTACATCTTCTGTAAGTAATGTGACAATAAGTTGTGCAAATGGCACATTGTCAAATCACAGTAAAACTTTAGCAGAAGAAATATATTCTAGTAGTGGTAATAGAAATTATATAAATCATGAAGTAGTTATACATTCTAGGATAAATACAAAAACTAATCAAATTTTTCAAGGCAGATTAAAAGAAGTAAAATTAACAAATTCTGATACGGTAGATTTAGTTATAGCAGTTCAAGATCCTATAGAAAATATTTCTATACCAGAGTATCAGTCTAAGTCAGGTAATTATTATCCAATATTATATGGAGAGGCAACTCCTGCAACTTCAACTGTTTCTATTCCAGATTTTGTAACAGATGCCAGAGTATTTCCAGTTCAAGTAGATACTTTGAATAATGATGTATTTAACTGTTTGTTTCATCAAGCAGAAACATCTGACGCTAGATTGCATTACCCTATAAAAGATACATTTAACTCTACTGGATACCCAATGTTCGTTCCTTTAGATGACACATCTAGTAATTCAACTTTTGATGATTATGAAGGTGCAACAAACGATACAGATAGAAATGTAATGAGAACTGATTTAGATTTAGAGAGAAGTTATAAACTCCGTCCACAAACTGTATCAAATCCAAGTAGTGTAACTGGACTTACAATATCTAACGCAGAAAATGCTTATGATTCAACTGGTATTGGCACAGTTGCTACTTTTTCTTTTAGTTCAGATGCAACTGAAACACTACAAGGAACTTACACTATAACAGATTTACCGAAAGAAGTACACGAAATAACAGAATTAAAATTTAATTTTACTCATCAAGTAAGTGCATTTCAAGAAAGGGACGGAGATTTGATTATAACATTAAGAGTTCTTGCTTATTGGAACGACTTAAGTAGTTTTCAACAAGTACAATACACGACTACACAATCTAATACTACAACAGAACTTGACTTACTAAACACGAGTTTATTTTCTTCTAGCTTAAAAACGATGCCTGACAAAATAGAGTTATTTATTAGTTTTGCAAACACTCCTGATGATCCTGGTGGTGGAACAGCAGACGATTTAAATACTGCTACTTTATTAGTTAAAGATATTTTCTTAGAAGTTTCAGCAAAAATAACACAACCAACTGCGTCTGATGCTACTGCAGATAAATTATCTAAAAATAGTGCAGTCACAAGTGTTAAAAAACTATATACTGGTGCAGACGGATTTGATAGGTCTTTTTCATCTGGAACTGCATCATTGATTCACGATATGCACAGAGATTTATTGCACAGATTTGCTGGTGTTACTGACACTCCAGACGGATATAGTGATTTAAACTCTGCAAGAGCAAATTGGTTTTGTTTTTATTATACAAACAAACAAGTTGAGTTGAAAAAATTGCTAGAAAAATGTCAAGAAGAAGGTGGTTTTATTTTTAGATTTCGTCCTTCAAACGCTACGCCACAATATATACATATACCAGACAGTCCTAGCGTAGTTCATACGATAGATAAAAATGACATAACTAATATAAGCATATCTATAACGCCTTTTGAATCTTTGATAACAAAAAGAATTGTAAAGTTTGACACAAATCCAATTACAGATAAACCTATTCAAGAAATAACTTGTACCGATACAACTAATAATCCAAGATCGACATACAATATTAGCAGCAAAGAAAACATTAAAACTCACGAGCTTGAAATATTAAGAAATAAAGTAGGAGATGCGAATATGGGTGGAAGTAAAAATAATGGATTTGCTAATTATTATAACGCCATAGAAGGAAACCCCAAATTAATTATAGATACTGAAATTATAAATCCTGGAAGTAGTGGTGGAAGTTCATATTTTTATTTAATGGAAGTTGGAGATATATGTGCTTTCAATCATAATAGTCAAGTAGTTGCTCCGTTTGGACAATCTTTTAATGGAAAGAAATTCATATTAACTTCACTAACTAGAAAGCCAGGAAGTTTAAAAGTGTCTTTGAGAGAAATATAAAAAGGATTAAATTTTATTATGCCAATATCATCAGTAAAATTCGGAGAAGATACAAACGGAACTAATACTGGGAATTATACACCTAGTCAAAATCCTAACATTGGAACAGAGGTTTCAAAAAAATACGATGGAATTGTAGTAAAAAAATCAGTAGGTGGCGAAACTTATACTTTTGCTAATCATGAATCATCAAGAAGGCAAAGAAGGTTGATCTACGAAAATATAAGCGAAACAAATAAAAACTTATTAGTTGCATTGTTTGATTTTGCAAAAGGACAAAAGAACTCTTTTCACTATACAGAAACTGGAAATTTTTCAGATAGCTTTGAAGTTCGCTTTGTAAATAATAAATTACCAGTATCAGAAACGGCTTATAATGTGTATCGTGTTGAAATCAATATTGAAGAGCAATTATAAGAAATTTTTCTTCTTAAAATACCCCTACATAGCCATAAAAACACTCTTAACAGCATATCATAAGCGAGATAGAACAAAGTGGTATGACAACCCCAAATAGTGCGTTATTTTTAATCTAACTTTAAATTTACCTGTTTTTCGTCACTATTGATAAATTCTTGCATTTTTTCATTAGATAAATACTTTCCATTGTTTAAATATGAACTACCCCACCAAATAACGATCATGGTTGGAAAAGGTGCAGGTGCTAATATATGCCCACCTTCAAATTTTAATCTTCCTTTCATAAAGGTAATATCTGCTTTATTGTAAATAAAACTATGAAACCACTTAGTGTCAGTTCTTGCTGGTAATACAGAAACCGTTGTACAGTCATTATCCCACCATTGCCAATATGCTTTTTCAATAAATTTTCCAATACCTCTACCATAAGGTGGATTCATAAAGTTGCATTCAAACCAATCATGTTCCAAACAACTTTTGTTTTTATCAAAATATATATCGCATTTAGTATTCTGATTTGTAGCACAAACATCAGCAACAAACTCAAAATGTTTATTCAGCTTATCAAACAACCATTGTGGAGTTTGCCAATCATCTTTTTTAGATGTAAATAAACCTTGTTCACTTAATTTTCCTTCATTAATCATCAAACAACCTTTCCTGTATTATAAAATTATCTAATCTTTTATCTGCCATTTGGCAATATTCTTCTGCTATTTCACTTCCAATGTAATTTCTTTTATTCAAAATGCACATTTGAGCTGTTGTTCCACTTCCCATAAAAGGATCGTAAACTAAATCTCCTTTGTTTGTCCAAGTTTTTATATGATCTTCGGCTAATTCTTGTGGGAAAACAGCAGGGTGCTTAGTCCTGCTATCTTTACTGGTATTGAATTTCCAAATGTTTGTTCTTGGAGAAAATTCTGCAACTTGAAAATATCCATTGTGTGCATTGTCTTTTGGTTTTTTATGTATGACTCCTGCGTCCTTGTTTCTTTTATCACAAATTAAGTTTGCTTTAAATTTGCCTTTACAGAATATAAACATATATTCAAATATTTGCGTATATCTATTATCTTTTTTTCTTGCAGGAAAAGATGAACTATTTTTTTCATATATCATTGTATCGTGCAATTTAAAACCAATATCCATAAATCTTAAAACTTGTTTAAAAGATGTTGCTGTTTCACTTCCTTTAATTGTTGCATCTCCTACCACCCAAACCATAACACCATCTTTTTTCAACACCCTAAATAATTCTTTTGATATATCATCAAAATTGAAATCGTAACCTTTGTAATCTCTTAAATTGTCATACGGTGGAGATGTTAGTATTAAGTCCACATACTCGTCATTCATGCTTTCCATAGTTTTTAAACAATCTTCATTATATATTTTATTAATCATTCATTCTCCTTTATAAAATCAAATATTTCTACAAATAATTTAGCAGGTATATGTTGCCCACGCATTTTTCTGTAACTGCCATCACTACTTCCTCTTGGGTAAGATTTATGATGACATAAATGTCTTTCACTTCTTTTGCAAATGGGTTTTGGAATCCACTTTGAATTTGTCCAAATGTCAGTTGGTTTCATGCGTTCATCTCCATAAGAACAATAAGTAATTGTTCTTTTTTTGTAATTTTTTAAAATTTGCATTTTTCTAAGCATTCCTCTAGGGTTTTCTATAAACCAATATTTTGGTTTTACATACTGTATAATATCAACTGTTAGTCTTATGATCTCTAAACCTCGTTTTGCCTGTCTGGATTTTGGAATGAGGGTATCTTGCCTTAGTAATGGATATTTTGCCTCCTTCTTAATCCAATGATGAGATACGGAAGATATAGAAAATACTTCACATGGTGGACTTGCCCATATTATATCTGGTTTACCGTTTAAGTATTTAATTGCTTTATCTAAATCAAAATGAAAAATGTCTGCAATCTGATTTATTTTATCATAAGGACTTATGTCTGTCGCATAAGTTGTAAATCCGTAATCGTCAGCAACTTTGCTAAAACTCCTACTTCCTGCAAATAGTTCTAATGTTTTCATAATTTTCTGGGGTAGCCGTAGCCAACCAGGTATTTGCATAAACTGAAATTAACAAAAGAGGTAAGCTCCTATATTTAATTGTTTATATATATACCAAACTACCCCAATTTGTTAAAATGGTAATTCGTCTTTGCTTAATGGTTTATTATCTTTTGGTTTAGGTATAGAAAAAGATAATCCAAAATACTTTTTACCACCCTTACTTTCATTAATCCAAGCAGACACATTATATACTGTGCCATCTACATTTGCTTGTCCAGTATAATCTGGCTGTGTTTCTTTTTCTTTCTTTTCGTTTTTAAAGATAGATCCTTTATTCTCTTTATGCTCGTAAGCCATTATTTACTCCATTTCTTTTCATTATCATAATTTTTAAAAACCCATAGATAAGAGTGTCTACCGTAATTTCCTATGTGTTTTTTAGATGTTTTTATTATATACCCCTCTTTACTCAAATCGCTAAAAGCTCTGCGTATTGATGTTAGTGGCGTATTTTCATTTATATCATTTGTTGCAACTAAATCATGATGTAGCATTTCAGGTGTATACATTGTATACGGATTTGCTTGAAAATATGACAAGCATTTATGTTTTTGATTGTTTGCTTTTTTTATTTTTGTTTTTAGCAAACTTCCTTTTTCATTTGTTGTATTGTAATACATTTTACCTTCCTTGTTTTTGTATTTAAGACAAAGCGATACTATTGCGTTATACACGCATTGATGTAATTTTGCTATAATCATATTAATTAATCGTCACAGTTTTCGCAATGTTTCCAAGTTGGATTAAATCCAGTATATTCTTTTTGCGTCACTATTGTTGGTTTGTCTATTGCCTTTTTGATTTCTACTGCAACATCTTTTATTGCAGGTGGCAATTCCCTAACAAAACGACTTCTAAAAATATATTTCAGAACTTGCGTTTCTTCGTTGTTTAGCTTTAACATCATATCGTTACCTCAAATATGGTTTTCTTTGGTTTTAGTTTGTTAGATGATTTAGCATTATAACTTTCAAGTTCGTTATCAATGTCATAACACTCATCTCCAACATTTTGTAAATCTATTTTCATAGCGTCTATATTTTTATTCTCGTGGAAAATATAAATATTCTGACTTGCTCTTCCTGATAGATTTAATCCTTTTTCGCTGTATTCGTTTGCTCCAACCAATGAGCTACTTCTACTTGCAATATCTCCTACTCTTGCAGAGTGTATGTGTCCAGATATAATATAATCTATCTGTACACCTCTACCTGCGTATCTACCTTTAATTTGATTAACACTCTTTTCAAATTGCGTAGTAAAACTACCGTTCCCATGTAATAATAATAAATTTTGTCCTGCAACATTAACTACTACTTCCGTAGGATCATCAACTACAAACTGAACATTACTTTTTTTAAAATAGTGTCTTAAAATTTCAAATATCATAAAATCATAATTGTCCGACGCCATAAAATCAGACCAACCCCAATCTTGTTTTAGTCTGCTTTCATTTCCAGTTACACAAGCAACTGTCACAGAATAATCTTGACCAATGTCAAATATAATTTGTTGTAATAAATCTACTGCAAGAAATACTGCTTTACTTCTATTCGTGGACATATTAAGCATTTCATCT